GGCCTGGGCACGGGCATCACGCCAGGGGTGTCCGGGGGCGCGCTGACGGTCGGTGGCGGCGCAGCGAGCGACCTGGGCGTGGGCCGCGGCGGCGAAGGTGGCGGGGAGGGCGGCGGTGAAGCGCGCGCGGCGCCGGCGAAACCGCAGGAAGCCGACGTGCGCGCCGCGACCGCGCCGTCGACCATCGAAGCGACGCGGCAGCGCAACGTCCAGCGCGCGGCGGCGGCCGGCGTGACCCGCAACGATAACGAGGCGTACCTCCTTGGCGGCGTGTCGGCCAAGCGCAAGGACGCGCGCCGGGTGCTCCTGGGCGCATGAGCGAACTCACGCAGTACCACGTCCAGCGTCTCCAGACGCTTCGCACCGAGCGCAGCGAGTGGGACAATCAGTGGGAGGAAGCGGCGGCGCGGATCATCCCGGCCGACCGCAACAAGTTCCTGTCGCGCGGCGCGTCCATCGGGCGCGAGGGCGCAAAGAACACCGAACTCCAGTTCGATGCCACGACGTCGCTTGCGGCGCTGCGCTTCTCCGCGGTCATGGAGTCGCTCGTCACGCCGCAGGGCAGCGTGTGGCACATGCTCAAGCTGCTCGACAAGCCGCTCCAGCGCAACCGCGCCGTGCGCCAGTTCTTCGACGACCTGAACGACGTCCTGTACGGCTACCGCTATCGGCCGCAGGCGAACTTTGTCGGCAACTCGCAGCAGGCGTACCTGAACCTGGGCGTGTACGGTAACGGCATCCTCTACATCGATCAGCCCGACAAGGGCAAGGGGCTGCGGTATCGCAACGTCCACCTGGGCGAAGCCTACTTCGTCGAGAACCACGCCGGCGTCGTCGACACGCTCTACCGCTCGTGGCAGATGTCGGTCAGCGACATTGCCGCGATGGCCGCCAAGCAGGGCTGGACCGTGCCCGACTCGATCATCGAGATGGCCGGGAACCCGCAGCAGAAGGATCAGAAGAAGCAGGTTCTGCACTGCGTTTACCCGCGCGACGACTACATGCCCGGTCGCGTCGACGGCAAGGGCAAACCGTTCGCCTCGGTTTACATCCTTGTCGACTCGCAGGAGTTGCTGAAGGAGTGGGGTTACGACTCGTTCCCGTATGCCGTGGCGCGCTACACGCAAGCCTCCGGCGAGACGTACGGGCGCGGCCCCGCGCAGTGGGTGCTGCCGTCGATCAAGGTGCTCAACGAGCAGAAGAAGACGGTCCTGAAGCAAGGCCACCGCGTCGTGGATCCGGTTTTGCTGGCGCACGACGACGGCAACCTCGGCAGCTTCTCGCTGCGCGCCGGGGCGCTCAACGCCGGCGGTGTCAACAAGGATGGTCGCCCGCTTGTTCACGTCCTGCCGACCGGGAACATCGCCGTCGGCGACAAGATGATGGACATGGAGAAGGCGCTCATCAACGATGCCTTCCTGATCTCGCTGTTCCAGATCCTGATCGACACGCCGCAGATGACGGCGACCGAAGTGCTCGAGCGGGCGCGCGAAAAGGGCATGCTCCTGGCGCCGACCTCGGGCCGGTTGCAGGCCGAGTGGCTCGGCACGATGATCGAGCGCGAGATCCTGCTGCTGGCGAAGCAAGGGCTCCTGCCGCCCCCGCCGCCGATTCTCCAGCAGGCCGCCGTCGAGTACAAGATCGAATACGACAACCCGCTGTCGCGCATGGCGCGCGCCGAGCGGGCGTCCGGCTTCATGCGGGCCTTGTCGTCCGCGTCCGAGTATGCGAAGATGACTGGAGACGTCGAGGCGCTTGACCACTTCGACTTCGACGCGGCGATGCCGGAAATCCTCGACATCAGCGGCGCGCCCGTAGCCTGGACGCGCTCGCCCGACGAGATCGCCAAGCGGCGAGCCGGCCGGGCGCAAGCCGCGCAGACGCAGACGATGATAGAAGCGGCGCCTGCGGCGGCGTCGCTGGTTAAGTCGATACAGTGAGTCCGCAAGCGCTGGCGAACCGCCTTGCGTACCAGAAGCGCTGGTACGCGGCGAATAAGGAAAAGCGGCTCGCGGCCACGAACGCATGGCGCGCGGCAAACAGGGAGCGCGTGAATGCCCTAGCGCGAAAGCGGCGCAATGGAAATGAAGAAGTACTCCGCCGTCGGAGAGAACGCCGGGCGCTAGACGTTGTTGGTCCGGCGTTTGAGCGGCTGAAGCGAAGCGCGGACGGCAAGCCGCATGCGACTCGGACGGAGCTTGCGCAGTTGTGGGACAAGCAGGAGGGCGTTTGTGCGTTGACGGGCGAGGTCATACCCGCTGGTACGAAGCCGCATCTGGACCATCGGGTGCCGCGAGCTAAGGGCGGCGCGCACACGATAGATAATTTGAGATGGGTTCACCCGATGGCAAACCGGGCCAAGGGCGCTCACTCGGACGCCGAGTTCTCTGCGTGGTGGAACCGTAGAGGCTCGCAAAAGACAACGAACCCATAAAAAAGGGGCAGGGTGACAATTCGGTTGGACGAGTGGCTCGACAAGATCCGTATTGCCCTGGGCGACCGTCGCTACGCGTACCGCCAGATATTCAAGGGGCCGTACGCCGAAGTCGTCCTCAAGGATCTTGCGCGCTTCTGCCGCGCGAATGAATCGACCTTCCACGCCGACTCACGCGCGCACGCCGTGGCCGAGGGGCGGCGCGAAGTGTGGCTGCGCCTCCAGCATCACCTGAAGCTGACGCCCGAACAGCTTTGGTCGCTCTACTCCGGGCGCCCCTCGGAGGACTGATGTATCGCGACGGAACCCGAGTAGTCTCGATGCAGCGCCACAACTTCGTGCTGAGTCATGGCGCCCTGGGGGATGCGATCTGTTCGCTGCCCGCCATCGCCCGCGCCGGGCGCGACTTCAGCGATGTCGTCGACCTCCGCGTATGGTGCGGCCCCTGGCAGATGGAGTTGTTCGATCATCTGCTCAAGCCCTACGGCACGTTCAAGATGATGCCGCTCACGGACTTCCCCGAGAAGTACGAAGACCGCAAGGCGATCCCCGACTTCGGCACCGTGTCGATCAACGCGGCCATCAACGACACGCATACTCGAAATCGCGTCCACATGGTCGACTACGCGTTCCAGTTCCTGCTGGATGCGCGGCCCGAGAGCATGGCCGAGCGGTCGTATCTGACGAAAGCGCCCGTCGGTCCGCGGCCGCAGCCGTTGCCAGTCGACCCGTACGTCGTCTTCCCCGTCGGTGCCACGTCCGAGAACAAGCTGTTCCGCGCGAGCGTCATGGCGCCGGTCATGCAGTGGTGCCTCGACAACGGCTACCAAGTCGTCATCACCGGGACGGAAAAGAGTCACACGCACGTCAATGTCGGCGGCAAGCTCGAGCCTGTGAAGATCATCGCGCAGACCGACTTGTTGCCGCGCGAGCTGTTCGCTCGCATCATCGACATGCGCGAGAAGACGACGCTGATGGAAGCGCGCGACCTTCTCGGGCGCGCCGCCGCGGTCGTCGGCGTCGATGGCGGCACGCTTCACCTGGCCGCAACGACAGACGTGCCGATCGTCTATGCCAGCGGCACGACGCTGCCCAAGCACCGCTACGTGCCGCGCAATGGTGACCCGAACTACAAGATCCGGTACGTCGGGCCGCGCGACCTCGCGTGCGCGGGCTGCCAGTCGAACTGGGTAATGACCACAGTAGATTTCCGCTACTGCATCTACGGCGATTCCGCTTGCATGAGTCTGCTGCACCCGCAGGATTTTATCGACGGCCTGAAGCAATTGGGCCTTTAAGGAGAACCTATGCCTGACGCCGCACCCGCTCCCGCTCCTGCTCCGGCCCCTGCGCCGGCGCCTGCTCCCGCACCGAGTCCGGCCCCTGCGCCTGCTCCGGCGCCTTCGCCGGCTCCCGCGCCCGAGTGGCACGGCTACTCGGACCCGAATGACGTAGCGTATTTGTCCAACAAAGGCTGGCAAGGGCCGCAAGATGTCATCAAGTCCTACCGCAACGCCGAGCAGTTGATCGGGAAGAACCCCGACCAGCTTCTCGTGCTGCCGCGCGCGGACGACCCGGCCGGCTTCCGCGCCGCGATGCAGAAGCTCGGACTGCCGGAGTCGCCCGACAAGTACGAGTTCGCGCCGCCGCCCGACGGGCTTACGCCTGACGAGGGCTATCAGGCGTGGGCGCGCTCGACCTTCCACGAACTCGGCATTCCGGCGCCGATCGTTAAGAGTCTCACGGCGAAGCACAACGAGTACGTGAAGGCACAGCTCGACCAGCGCGCGAAGGACGCGCAACTGCGCACGCAGTCCGAGAAGGCCGAGTTGCTGCGCGAGTGGGGCGGCGGGCACGAGCGCATGCTGAATTCGGCGAAGGCCGCGGCAGCGTCGCTTGGGTTCTCCGGCGAGATGATCGACGCGATGGAGTCCGCGGTGGGCTAC